TCTGATAGTGGGGGTGTGAGGAACTCTCTGATTTTATCCTGATAGTCATTTACTGTGTCGTCTGGCGAATAACAGCTAAGTATCTTTTGTACTACCTCCCTCACCCGTGCATCTCTGTCTTCCTTAAGCCTAGCAATCATTCTTTCTACTACTTCCAATAAGTAGCCATACACACTTGTCTCGCAATCTGGGTGATTACTCATTGGCGTATCTTTTAGAAAATCAAAGTATGCAAGTTCCTTATGAAGGTCTAGTGTTGTTGCATTCTGTTGCAAAAGCTGTCTCTCAAAAGCCATTAACTTTGTCCATGCACGATGATTTGGAAGACTTGCTTCTTCATTCTGGTCAGTAAAAATATATGCTAGGTCTGTCAAAAATCGGTTACGGATACCATTTGCATGTAGTTCCGCTGGTGGGATAGAGACGTAATAATTACCTTGGCACTTAAAGCACTCACTCTCGTCTCCCTTTGTGCTTTTATCGTTACACACGTCGCACACAATTGTTTCTTCCACCTCTGGGTTCTTCTCTGGGGGTGTTGTCATGGTTTTTATGTGTTAACGCCTCTCATAAACATGGATAACTTCTGGTCTTTCGCTTGTGTACGACTCTCCAATGTAAATAGGCTGTGCGGTACTCCATGCAAGCTCAAACCATTCAGTAGTATTATCGTCATCGCTTAGTCCAAACAACAATCTACCGTCATGTTCGTAAAAGTTATGATTGTAGATACTGACTTCTGTAAGATGCTTTAGATTGTCTACCCTCAGCCCGTCATACTTCTTCATACTTATGAGATTAGGTTGATAATGTACTTACTTCTGCCTTGAGGGATTGGATGATGTCGTCTAGGGCTTCGTTGTAACCAAAACAAATTGCCTTGTCTTCCTCTGGACTATTCGGTGCTTCGGTTTTATGTTTACCCTCACACATATCCACCACCGCCAATGCTGTTGCGTTTACTGTTTGGGAGATGAGGGTGTCTAAGAAACCTTCGTGCATAAGGACAGATGGCCCGTCTTTTCTTTTGTTGCAAAAAGAAACAGTTTCTTCCCAGTTTCTTTTCGCCTCCCCCTGCTGTTGTTTTATGATGTGTTGTAGCATACTAGTCAATCCTAAATCCACTAATCTCCTCAAACACATCAGCGTCAAAGTTTGGTAATTTCTTAATAGCCTTAATTTCCTCCTTACTCGCATTTTGCATAGACTTTGTAAACGCTTCTTTGTATGGGATATCCTTTATATATCCACCTGCTGTTTTTGATGATGGGTACTTTACTTTTTCTTCATCGGTCATATCACTAAATGATACCCACTGCTTTATATCGAATCGAAGACACCATGGTTTTTCAGCTTTGTCCCACACTTCTTTCTTACACGGCTTATTGAATACAATGACAGTATCGGCATCTTTGGTATTGAATGAACCAACGTGGAAATTAGCTGTGTTCCAGTCCCCTGTGTTCCAGTGCCCTGTGTTCCTGTCCCCTGTGTTGCAGTCCCCTGTGTTGCTGTGCCCTGTGTTCCAGTGCCCTGTGTTCCTGTCCCCTGTGTTGCAGTCCCCTGTGTTGCTGTGCCCTGTGTTGCTGTCCCCTGTGTTGCTGTGCCCTGTGTTGCTGTCCCCTGTGTTCCAGTGCCCTGTGTTCCAGTCCCCTGTGTTGCTGTGCCCAATATTATTAATACCGTTATTATTAGACTTCTCTACTGGATTGAGCATACGGACAATACGCAGGTGATTAGTTACGCTCTTGTTTCCTTCTTCCTCGTCTATCACAAGACCTTCACTCTCAACCTCACACACTTCGACATCTTCTGTATAGGTATAGTATGAATAGACATCTCTAAGCGACTTACAGAAGTGAAATCCTGACGCACAGAGTTCTATTTCACCTTCGTGATAAAAGTCTTTACCAAACTCATACTGGTAATCTCGGCACTTGAGTCCTTTATCAAACGCCTTATAACCACGTACAATCTTCCAACCTGCTGGCATGATGATGTTAGATGGGCTTTCACCTTTAAATATCTCCTTCATTTCATCTTCGGTGAACCCTGCAATACCACAACCTACCTTAGTCAAAATAAATTGTTTTGTTGGGTCTTTCTCTGCACATTTGTACAGTAAATCCCGTGACGCCTTAAGGGCTTTCTTTGTTACTTTCTTCATCTCCTTATCTAGTGTAGGAAACGCATAGGATTGTCCTGTGAGTCCTTCTGCAATTCCTTCTTGTGCTCCAAACTTTTCTTGTGCCAATTTAGCGGCACCACCTGCATGATTGCCGTTTAGGTTTGAGCCGAAAACAAAAATCTGGGTATCCCTTAATGCTTCTATGTTATCTGGTGTTGTCATATCTCTAAATTAAATCAATCACACTCACCATGTATGCAAGCGTACTGAACGCCCATACAATGAATGTAACTCCTGCTAGTAATGTGAGTGAGAGGATCGTGTACTTAGTACGTGACTCCTCTGTAGTGCGGTTGAAGTAGTTGCGGATTGTGTATGCGTTTTTCATATTGTAAAGTGAGTGTTTATCTTTTAAGTATCTGTCTTACTTCTACTTCTATTGCCCACTTTGTTTCTCGCATCCACCCGTCTGCATAAATGATAAGGCTGTCTACATCTTGTTCCCCTAGCCACTTTTCAAAGAAATCTTGCATGTCATCGTCTAGTATTTCTGGGTATAGTTCAAAGCACAGTGCTTGTAGGTATTCTTCAAATGTTTTTTTCATATTGATTAACTTATTCTGTTACTCCTTAATAATACCACATCTTATTGCATTGTGTAAACGACCTGTGGAAAACTACACTAGGGTGTAATGTGACACGATCTCCTTTCGTTTAATTAATCCTTGTTTCAAAAGATTGTTGTAGTGTCTGTTCATGGCCTGTCTTGAGATACCAAAGTGTTGTGCGGTGGTGTCACAGGTGGGTACTTCTCCATGCTTTTTGTAGAAGGATAGTATGTACTTGTGTATTTTTGTTTGAGTGGGGGTCATATTAGTTGTTGTGTAAAAAAGTTATGAAGCTAGAGAGAGAATTAAAGTCCTCATCCGTGTAGTTTCCTCTACCTTTCTTTTCAGCTTCTATTAGTGCTTTCTGATAATCGTTATATAGCTCTACTAGTAGCTTCTTTACTCTTTCTTTTTCCATTATCGTGCGACTATATATGCTTGCTTATAATCTTCATGATGATACTTGAGCCAAAACTTAATCATATTGCTGTCATCATTCATAATCTTTGCAATAACTCGGTTTTCACATTCGTCATTTAAGTCATCTATGGCTTCTTTACGTGCTTTATGTAAGTCTGACTTAAATTGCTTGTCCTCTTTAAGCCAACGGTATACTGTCTGTCGAGATAAATTAAGCTTCTTACAGACCGCCTTTATGGTGAGTTCGTTTTTAATCTCTGCTACAACATCTTCTTTTTGGTATTCTTTCATATATTTTTTAATTTCTTTAATAATTCCTTTGCGTCACGTAATGCACTTGCCCTATTAGTCCTCACTTCTCCACAAGGTATTTCTTCTATGGTACGACCTGTGTACTTTTTAACGTACCCTCTAAACACGCATTTCTGCTTTGTAACGTCTTCGTATGTCCAGTAGTGGGGTGTCATACTACCTATACCCTAAAATTGTTTTGATAAGGTAATCCTGTTCGGCATAGTCAAATGCGTCTGCAATCTCTTTCGCAATAACGTGTAGCGGTAACCCACCTTCTTCTTGGCGTGTCTGTTTTAGTACTCTTTGTAGCTCCACCTGTGTTTCGTTCATATCACTAGCTTATTACTGGTTAAAAAGGTATGTCTTCGGGGTTTATCTCTTCTTCTGGGTATTCCTGTGGTTTTGCAGGTGCGGTTGTAGCTACGTCTTTCTTTGGCTCCCATGTGTCTATCTCAAAATATCGCTTTGTCTTGTCGCGGTTTTCAAGTCCCTTAAGGTTTATGTACCCTCGTTCGTTTGCTAGGTGCTTATTTGCTTGTAGCCACTCAAGAAACTGAGTCACGTTAATACTCACGCTTGCAAGTACAAAGTCTGGTGCTTTGTCTGATAGTCTGTTTGGGTAAATTCCATTTGCGAATTGTTTTTCTGACATACTTAAAAACTTAATTCTCCTGCTAAACGATTAACTTCTTCCATCATTTCTATCTCGTACTGTTTGTACTCTGCGATCTCCGCCTCAATGTCTTCACGGTGTATTGTAATTATGTGAAGTGGAAGGCTTGGGATACGTGGGTCATAACATGCAAAGTGTAGTGTCTTCAATTTTTCATTAACGATAAACGCCTGTATATTTTGTCTTCGGTAGCTTTGAGGTATATCTTTCTCATAGTAGATATAGAGGTGCCACGCTGATGATAGACACTTAGTCTCCACTACTTCCTCATCTGAAATAATCCCGTCTGGTGAGTACATAAGTGCATCATTTACATCACTCACCCACACTACAAGGTCGTTACTGATGCTCACGCCTAGTTTCTCTGCTACTGCCTGTACTGCTTCCGCTTCTAGACGTGAACCACGCTCCATAGGGTCTTCACCCCCTTGCTCTGGGACTGCTACTTTGTATGCAAGGATTTCATAAAAACCTAGTTTCTTTACAAGCTTTGCTTTGACCTCATCTGCACAATCCTCTGGTACAAGTGACATGAGTTCCGCCTTGTTTGCAGACTTCTTGTATTCGATTTCATTCCTATCCAGTACCGCCTTAATGTCTGGTATAGTGACTTCCTTTACAGAAAAGATTTCATCTGCTTTTGAGCCACTTATCTTTCCTTCTCGAAATGATTCCCAATCTTCTCTTGATTCAAATGTTTTAGTTTGCATAATTATTTAGTAGTAGTTAATTCTTTCTTTTTTGCTTCCTTTGCATCAAATGCGTGCGTCTTCATTTCACCTGAAAGTGCAGCCCAGTATGATTGTAGTTCTGTGAGTGTTGTACAGTTTCCGATTGCTTCTGTGACTTCCATTATCTGTTCTGCGAGTTGTTCTTGTTTGTGTGCATAGAACTCCTCCATTTCTTCTGATGATGCAATTTCACCATCTGCTCCGTACCCTAGAAGTGCAAGTGCACGACCTACTGCAATACTCTCCTGCTTTTCAAATACCTTCTCCTTTTTCTTGTCTCCACCAATCTCTCCCATAGAGTGTCCTGTTGCTTCTGCACTGTTTGGGTTTGATTTATCTTTAAGGATACGTGCCTTAAAGATGATGTGTGTCTCGGTAATCGTTGGTGTGGTTTCAATCAGTCCGTTTGGATTGTCTGTGCGGAACTCCTTGACGCGTGTCTTTACTTTTGAGTAGTCTGCACTACCTAGCTTCATCGTTTCTAATTTTTTATTCATATTACTCTGCATGTGTTAACTCATGTGCTGGATACCATCCCATCTCTGTCTTCCCTGCTACATGGTACTCAGTGTGATAATCTCCCTTGTCTATTTCTGTGATAGTGCCTTCGAGTCCGTCTTCGGTTACTACTTTATCCCCGAATGAAAACTTTACTTTTGGTAGGTCGTGTTCTGGGTAGTCGCGTTCTATTTCCATATTGTTGTGCTTATTTCTAATACCTAAAGTATACCCTATTCATTTACATTGTGCAACTGTGTAAAGAGGGGTGGTGTGTACAACTCAAATGGTGTATAATGTGGCTACTTATGTCCTTTTTGCAGGGGTTAAGTAAAAGTTAAGTTATGCACTATACACAATTTGTCACACACACTACCGAGACACTTGGAGGTGAAAGATGTGACGCGTACGATTCAAAGAATATTAGTGAAGTAGAAGTTGGAGTACCAGACACGAAACTTGCAGACCATGCGTTTGTACTTCGTGTCATGGGACACTTACTCGGTAAGGTATTGACCACTGTAGAAGCGACCACATCAAGTGATAAACAGGCTAAGGCGATAAAAGACCTTATGCGAGGACACTTCTTTGATGAAATGGAGTTCATCGGGTCAATGTTGTTCAATCAAGAAGAAGTAGATAAAATGGCGGAAGAATCTATGGAAGGGCTATCTGATGAGGAGATCACCTCTGTAGAGATAGACGAAGTACTAGGAGTTAAATAATTATCATTCACCCCTGCACAAAGAACGGAAGTTATGCTATACTACAAGTCTCCACCTTTTCATATGGGTTGAGCTTATCGGAGAAAGTCACTGGCAACGGTGACTTTTTTGGTGTAATACATTCCCACTACTGACGGCAGGGGTTATACACAGTTTTGTGGGGATATTCGTTTTGCGTGGTTTTTGGATGTGGTATAATAGTGGTGTGAAAAAACATATCATCAATTCTAATAATTCACAGCAGGGAATAGATGGCGTGCGCGAGCACAAGGTTCGATATGTACCTTCACACCGTCTATTCCCTTTTGTGTGGAATTAGAACATGGCATCACCACAGAAAGAAAAAGGATACACGGCAACAGCACATGAACTTGTTGAAGCTATTTGTAGTCTTGAAGTGAGTGGTGCGTGCCATAGAGTGTTACGTTTTGTGGAGAGAAAAACATACGGCTTTAACAAAAAAGAAGACTGTATCTCTCTAACACAGTTTGAAAAAGGGACAGGTCTGTATAGAGGAACAGTGAACGAAGCATTGGATACACTTGTGTCCATGAATGTCCTGTTTGTCAATAGAGACACGTACATAAATCAATACAAGATTAACAAAGATTACGAGACATGGACAGGTAATCAAAAGCGAACTAGTACGCAAAACCTGACTAGTACGCAAAATCTACAAGATAGTACGCAAAACCTGACCAAAACTAGTACGCAAAACCTGACATACAAAAGCAAAAAGCAAATTACAAAAACAATTAGCGATAAATCGCAAAATATGTCTTTCACAAATAAACGATACAGGGGTGAAGATGGTGGGTATGAAGAAAAGGCTATTGATATCGACTCCCAAGAGGAAATAAAGCCGAAGGAAAAACCAAAACGACACTATACAGAAGTGTACAAACTATTCTTTACCATCCTCGATACACCACCACTCACTCGGGCAGACTGGGTACGGAATACTACAGAGCAAAAATCAGCAGACGACTTATACACACACAAGGGAATAGAACAAATCAAAAAGGCGTTAGAATTGTATAAGGAGAATAAAGATACTGAATTTTGTCCAAAGATATACTCTCCAAACTCTCTTGTGCGTAAGTGGAATCAATTAAAGGAATTTAAAGAAAAAAACAATTTATGAAAAACGAAAAAGAACATTTGCACTGTGAGGATATACAAATGGTGTTTTGGTTTGAAAACATCCATATGGCATTCATGTTATGTAATGACTGCGACAAGTCCTTTATCACTAAGTGTTCAGAAATAGAAAGCTAACATGGATAGAAAAGATGTAGACAACTTACTCTCACGCATCAAGTCTGAAAAGAAAGATGTAAAGAACGTACTCATGTCAAACGAGGGTCTTTTGAAAATCCAAGAAGTCATGGCGAGCTATGACGGTGAGTACAAACTGTATACATCCGCAGAGATCGTGGAGGACTTGAAAAATACCCCACCACCAAATGGACTCAAAACGGGTACATCCTTAGATGAATACACGGGAGGCTTTAGGAAGAAGCAGGTTATCACATGGTTTGCACACACTAAACACGGGAAGACAGAAACAGCTATGTGGCTCACGTCGCTGTTTAAGGAACAAAACCCAGTAGTGATAGCACTAGAACAAAGTGCAGACGAACTCATCTCACAGCGTATGGAACGTGGGTTTCAAATACCACACTTTCTAGCCCCTCGAAGACACGACACTTTTGTTCTCACTGAATGGATTGAGGAGCGTATCGTAGAGGGTTTGGCAAAGTACAATACTGAAATGATATTTATTGACCACCTTGGGTACATAGACAACAACGGCAAAGACGGCAAGTGGGCGCGTGAAAACCTACCATACCGAATAGGACAAGTTATGAAAGTCATTCATCATCTAGCAGACAAATGGGACGTGTGTATTCACCTCCTCGCACACATCTCAGAAGGTGACGAAGGTAAAACACCACAGCTTACTGACCTTGCAAACTCATCTGACATCAAAAAGGAATCCGATACCGTCATAGCTATTTGGAGAAAGAACAAACTGCAAAATAAAATCAGAGTATACGAGAATAAAACAATGCTCTCAGTCCTTGCCAATCGTCGTTTTGGAAAGTATGGGAACGTAGGGCTTGTATTCGATGACAAGACAGGACTTTTTTCAGAAGATAACGAATGGGTGAAGAACATGGAGCAGACCGCACGATCTCAAGCTAATGAAGATTTTTAATATGATAGCCTCAAAATCACAGAATGAAGAACTGGTACTGTACTTTGACTTTCTAAACACTTTAGAGAAACTAGCAGAACAGTACACTACCTCCCCATCTGAACACCTAATGGAACGTATAAAAATCTGCAACGAGGTATCTGACTTCTTAAAAGAACGACTAGAGAAACACAACTATCAACTGGATGATGAACGAAGAAAGAGAGTCGAAGAGAGCATGAAGAACATTAAAAACTATGCTAAAAACTAGCACCACACACTATGTCACACTTAACATATTCACCCACTTCCGTGAAGTCGCAATACCAACAGGCAAGAAAGACGGAGACAGAATTGAAGTACTTTGTTTTATGCGGAAAGGTGATGACAGACTTGTATGGATACAGCGTTCAGACCTTCTTATTGAAGAACACGCTATCCACACCCAAGACCAGACACCCACACACTAACACGGTATAATGGAGGGTATGGAAAGAGTGAAAATAAATCTTATAGCGGACGTGGTTTTAAAAGACGGACAGAAACGTCTAGCTTTTGACAGACCCGAATATTATCGCGACCAAGTAAACCGACTCAACGATCAAAAGAAAGTAAGCGTCACTATTGAGAACGTAGTCTCTCGTAGAAGTTTACGCCAAAATGCGTATTGGTTTGGTGCATGTTTTCCCATCATAGCCGAACTCACAGGCTACACAGTTGAAGAAGCCCACGAGCTATGTGTGAAGATGTTTATACCACCGAAGTTTTTGACGGTAGCAGGAAAAGAATACGCAGTACGCAGAGGCACATCAGACCTAGATAAATCCGAAGGTGTGGAGTTTACCGATAAGGTACGCAACCTAGCTGTTGAATTGGGTGGATATGTCCCGAGTCCCTCCGAGGCAGGTTATCAAACCGAAGACAGCGTACCAGAGAGGAAAGAGTTACCTGTGTACGATACTGAGTATAAAGAACCTTTGATGTGACAGAACTCACTGAAAAAATGCAACACGGAGAATACCAAACCATAGCAGGTGCTCTACTTAAAAGCCCAGAATGGCAAGCATGGTACAAACACGCATCAAAAAACATGCTATGGGATGTAGACGAAACCCAAGAGTGCGGATGGATGAGCGATAATCATTTTAGAGAGTTTATGACGTTTACATGCAGAAAAGATTAACCGCATTTCATACAAAGCCTCGTAAAGCTCTTAAGCGCACCGCACTGAAGGCTAGAACACCTCTTAAACGCGCTACAAGCCCCACCACGGGGTCTAAACCTAAAAAGGTGACTAAGACGCGCAAAAAGAAAAGTCCACTTGCAAAATTGAAAATAGAGCTATGGAAACTTTGTAGAGAGATAACCATCAAACGTGACGGCTCAGATTGCTACACCTGCCCGTCAAAAGACCTTAGTGGAAGTAGTAGGCATTTAGGACACTTTATATCGTCCAGTATTTGTTCTACAGAATTAAGATACGATCTCAAAAATCTAAGAATCCAATGCTATTCGTGCAATATTCACAAATCAGGGAACTGGCTTGCATACGAGAATAGGCTAATACGAGAAAACGGAGAAACCTATGTACAAGAACTAAAACAACGCAACGAACAAACTAAGGGAGCTATGTACCGAGAAGATTGGTATGAACAAAAAATAGCAGAATATCAGTCAATACTGGACAGACTATGAAATACGACCACTACCTAGATGAAAAGATAAACGAAGGGAAAGAATATAAGCAATACAAAAAATTATGCCAAACAAATCACTATCCGTTCAACGTCTTGAGACAGCACTTGCAAAAGAAAGAGAAAAGTGTGACCGCCTCCAGCGATTCCTCGACAGCACAGTCAAAGAAAGGAATGAATTTGAGCGTCTCTATACAAATCTAACTTTTGACTTTGCAGATTTAGCAAAACTAAAGATAAATCAATTTCTGAAACATTCTAGGCAATAGTTATGCACACCTCACCTGTTTTCAGACTTATAATCGTGGTATCATAGATGATGTGGGAGATAGTTAGGTCGTGTCCACAAGCCGTTGCGGAACACGACTTGTACTGTCTTTCAGAGATGGTGTGTCCTTGCGTGGGGTTTATCCGGACTGCGGTGCCTGTCAGCGGCATCCTAGGTTACGACCTAGCCCACACAAAGGCACATCACACAGTACTCGTTGGTTGACAATCGGTTGACAATTAAGAAGCACATAGTCGTTGGTTTCCCGTAGAGTCGTGGTATTAGGTTAGCTACCGAAAGTAGGTATATCCGAATAAAGTACCAGACTCTACCGAGAGCCAATGACACATAGTAAGCGGAGAGGGGAGTGGCTAGTAATAGCAAAATCTGTAATCGTGTAAGAGACCACGACACTAAATAATAAAATCAATCTACCCAGAAGTGGGTTGCACCTTCCCTCCCCGTTTGTTATGAACGGTTGCATGCGGATTTGAAAAAGCGCATGCACATATCGGGTTTGGTGTGAAGGAATGGCGGACGGTGAACCGCACGAAACGGCGTTAGCCCTAAGATTGCACATGGAGTGGACAGTCATCACTTTGTATAAAGTCCCTGAACTGTCAGCGCGAGCAACACTAGAAATGAGACAAGAGAGTTCTTAAAGTAGCCGAGGAAGACAACTCTTACCGTAACAACGGTGTAAATCTCTAAACGTGATAGGCACGCAATCTGCAAGTCAAACCTTGCTTCCTTCACACCGCATCTGAGCGGTAAGACAATAGGATGGTTGGTATATGGGGGAGTGTGTTTGTAGCACGACATCACGGCTTCAAAAGCTTTAAAAAGCAACGTTGGCACTGCCTAAAGCGTCTGTCCATTGATGGTAATGGAACGACCTACAATTTGCGGTTAAACTCCGACTTCCCCACGTACCAATCATCCAAAACATGCGTGACACATGGTTCCGTGACAGGGGATATTAAAAATCACAGAACAAATATGTTATCTAGCCTTATAGGTATGATACTAGGAGTTGTGACAGGTATTAGCACAGAGGTAGTGTATGCAGCAGATGAACCCCCAAGTCAAAAGGTCGTACTCATAGAAGTGCGACATACACCAGAGAGTATTGAAAGGAAGATAGAACAAATTGCAGAGGAGTACGGCGTGGATGCAGAAATTATGAAAACCGTGATTGACTGTGAATCAAACGGAAGCACCACGATCCAAAGCTATCACATACGCCCAGATGGAAGCCGAGAACAGAGTTATGGATTGGCACAGTGGCACATCCCGTCTAAGAACGTAGCTATTGACGGTAGAGTCTTTACAGAAGAGATGGCAAAAGACCCAGAAATAGCAATTGAAAACATGGCATGGTATTTTTCAAGAGGGTTACAAGGAAAATGGAGCTGTTACAATGATATTTATGGGGAGTAAATAATATGCTTAGATACGAAGAATATTGGTACCCCGTCAGGTGGGGATTGAAATTAAGAAAGGCTTTACTTCGATTTTCCAGCAGTTACGGGAGTAGATTTATGTTTATCCGAAGACCACTAGCTGTATTTATTTCTGTATTACTAGACGAGAACCATCAAGAAACATTTGAGAATACTATCCACAGTTCATACAAAGATTTTACTGGACATTAAGAACAAATGACGTATAATTAAAGGTAAAGATACTTGTATCTTGTGAAGTGGAAAGGTGAGTACGCGCGTATACATTAGCAAATGTACAATTACCCATTCCACCACAGAGGATATAATTATGAAAAAAACAAAACGTGTTGAAGAAACATTAGTAGGTATTGAAGAAATGCCGTTTGAAGCAAGATTTAAATGTTTTTCTGATGAACTTAATGTTCTGATGAAAAAATGGCACGTAGCTATTAAAGAACGTGCTTTTATTGATGAACAGACAGGAACTATCAAAGCTGAGATTAAAGGATTTGACACACTAACAAAATAATATGGACGATAAACAAAAAGCATTCATGAAGGAGTATGGGGAGCTTGTAGAAAAACACAAGATGGACTTTGCAAATTATCCTATGTATATCCCCGATGGAGAAGGTGGGTTTAAGACAGTAATGCAAAGCGTACCAGTTCCAATTCAAGAAGGAGTTAAAAGCCCATTTGTTGCTGAAGCATGATTGAACGCCTGAAGAACCTTTTTGAACTATCCAAGTACCACCCCACAGAGAAAGATGGTCAGACATTACTAGAGACAGACACAAAACCAATAGGGATGGCGACCATAGTAGATTTAGAAGACAAAAGCGATAACTTATTTGAAGATGATTCGTCCAATTAATACACATTTCCTCATAGAGCCACTTACCAAAAGTTCTTTCATGCAAGGAGAAACAAAGTTTGAAGAGATTGGAATAGTTGTGGAGTTGCCTTACGACTACGAGGTACTTAGCTCAACACCTACACAAGGCACAATAACAAAAGGGTGCAAAGTGTTTTTTGACAGTTGGTGCGCTGCCAAGTACCCAAATGAAGACGGAGGACATTTTTGGCTCGTTAAACATGAGGATATCCGCGCCATTGAAAATGTTGAGTAACAGATACCACAAAAACTCGCGATGTCGCAACAATTTCTTACACGATTTTCGACACGTAAAGAACACACCCATAGGCTTTATAGAACGATGCCTTAAATGCGGAAAGACAGAACACTTTAGAAACGACATGCCCTCACACATTTTTCTGAGCTACCATAACAAATCCGCGTTGCAAGCCTCAGACCCACTTTTTACAAGAGAATATCCTAACGCACTCAAATGATTAAAGACAATTTACATACAGGAGAAGAAGTACGCGCAAAGCTTATTAGCGGTATTAGGAAGTGTAGCGAAGCAGTCGGGGGGACTATGGGCACTGGAGGAGCAAACAGTCTCATTGAAATGGTGGAAAATCCACATCACATTGTGACCAATGATGGTGCCACTATACTCTCATCTATAAAACTTGCAGACCCTATTGAAGAAATGGGACGTAATATCCTCATGGAGTCAGTGGGACGAAGCAATAAGGTAAGTGGTGACGGCTCAAGTACCACAACAGTGCTTACCCATGCAATCCTAGAAGAAGGTACAAAGCATCTTAAAAACGCATCTCCAATGGAAATCAAGCGTTCTCTTGAAGCATGTATTCCACTTATCGAACAAAGCATCAACGAGCAAAAGCGTGAAATTACGGTAGACGAAGTGGGGAAAGTAGCGTCAATCTCAGCAGAAGACGAAGGGATTGGTGGTATGATACAAGAAATCTATCAGAAGATTGGTAAGGACGGCATCATTCACTGGGACATCTCAAAGACCGCAGAGGATACATACACAATCGGTAATGGACTTACGGTAAACGGTGCAGGTATTGCAAGTCCGTATATGTGTGATCGTGATAAAACAACAGGAAACTTTGCCACATTTGCAAAGATGAAGAACCCACTTGTGATTGTGACGCGTGAGAAGATAACCACAGGCGCAGTATTTGAAAGTCTTTTTGTATCTCTGAACTCTAAAGGAAAGAAAGAAGTAGTGATATTCTGTGAGGACTTTGACGTAACTGCTATCAGTCACTTTGTCATGACTCAGCAGGTACAGGGATTTAGAGTAATTGTTATTAAGTTACCAGTACTATGGGGAGATGAATGGCGTGAGGATCTAGCACTTGCATCAGGAGCTACGCTTATTGACCCGAATGTAGGACTGTCACTCAAAGACATTAAAGAAGAACACCTCGGTACTTTCAAGCACCTTACTACAGATAAAGACGCTACATACATTGACGGTATCAAAGACCTTTCAGCACACATTGAATCATTAAAGGCAGAAGATACCGACCAATCAAACCTCAGAGCATCACGACTCAACACTAAGACAGCACGCTATTTTGTAGGAGCACAATCAGACTCAGCACTCTCATACAGACGGTTGAAGGTAGAAGACGCTATTGCATCAGCGTATCATGCGTTACAGGGAGGGATCGTAGTAGGAGGTGGTTGGGCATTAGCAATAGCATCTGAGGGGATAGGAAACGAGATTCTTAAAGAGGCATTGAAAGCACCAATAAACCAAATAACAAAGAACATGGGTAAAAAGTACACTGCAAAGATGATGGAAGAACAGCAAGTATTTGACCCAGCAGTTATTGTAATGAACGCAGTTAAGAACGCTATATCCGTATCTGCTACTGTACTCACGGTAAACACTATTGTAACCTTCCCACGAGAAGAACAGACGCTTAATGTACCTCAATAGATATGACAGACTTTAAACTATACGGTAAATGCGACTACTGCCCACGCAAACGATTCTTTATTAGAAAGCGAGAAGTACCCGTACAAAGCCTAGGATTAACCGCACTCTCACAGAAGAAAATGTGTGGAGTGTGTTATACTAATCTAATCAAAGCACTAAAACTAAAATAGTATGGAAAAACTTAAAGAGAACGAGATACGCCTCGTTCAACAGGAAGATGGTAACTGGAAAGGATTCATGCACAAGAACGGTAAGGACATAGAGGAAAGACAAAGCGACCCACAGATAGTATTACAGTTGTTATTGACACATGGCTAGAGACGGAAGACCAACAGTGATGACTCCAGAAACTATAGCTAAGCTAGAGGAGGCATTTCTTATTGGTGCTAGTGACAAAGAAGCTTGCTTTGTAGCCAATATAGCACCGTCAACACTTTACGCATATTGTCAAGAGAATCCAGACTTCTCGGAGCGAAAGGAAGCATTGAAAGATATGCCCAAATATAAGGCTAGAAAGAACATAGTAGACTCAATAGACAAAGGTAATGTACCCGTATCTCAATGGTATGCAGAGCGTAAGGTAAAAGAAGAGTTTTCACCACGAGTAGAACAGACAGGTAAAGATGGAGGCGCTATTCAAATAGAGTCAACAGATGAAATAAAAAAGCTAACAGAGCAACTAAATGCAATACACCGAGGAAATGGTATCTCAAGCGATGGAGGGACTTCCAGCACTCTGGGTGACCAAATACAAGATAAAGAATGAGTCAGGTATACCGCTAGACTTCACTAAGCGTAAATGGCAATGGGACATGCTCAATGATATGTCACCAAACCAAGTCAAGCTCAAGCCTCCTCAAATTGGTGAGACACTACTCAATCTCATTAAGTCTTTCTATGTAGCCAAAAAGTACAACAGGGATATTATCTATACACTACCTACTCAGTCAGACGTTAACGACATGGCAGGTGGTAAGATTAACCGTATTGTTGCCCAAAATCCTATCCTAAAGGAATGGGTAAAAGACCATGATACCGTAGAACAAAAACAAATAGGTGACAACATTATCTATTACCGAGGAACCTTTACAAATAAACAAGCTATGATGGTATCATCAGGCTTAAACATACACGATGAGGTAGATGCGTCAGATATGAACGTCATTACTCAGTATGAGACACGTTTGCAAGCTCAAGACGATGGTGGTTGGAGATGGTACTTTTCACACCCTAGTCTTATGGGGCATGGTGTAGATGTGTACTGGGAGCAGAGCGATAAGAAGGAGTGGTATATTACTTGTAATAATTGCAAACATGAACAGACTCTTAAATGGCCTGATAATATTGACACCACAACCTGTGAGTATATCTGTTCTAATTGCAAGAACCCATTAAGTAACGAAGAACGTATTAACGGACGTTGGATTAACCAAGACGGCATACCATGGGAAGGCACAATCGAAGGAGACTACAAGTTCTCAGGATGGCATGTCTCCCAGCTCATGCTCTATAACAAGACCGCCAAAGACATCATAGACGCGTTTAATGACCCACAGAAGGATAAACAGTATTTTTATAACTATGTACTAGGACTCCCATACGCTAACTCAGATGACAAGATAGAACCAAACACGGTACTTATGAATTGTGTAGATGTGGTGAACGAACAGGAGGGCAGAACCATCATTGGTGCAGATACAGGACACGGTATCCATTATGTTTTAATGAATAAAGATGGTGTATTCTACTATGACCATGAGACAGGTATCACAGCAACTAAAGACCCGTACGATGTAATAAAGGCACATCTCAATAGATTTAAGCGTTCTATTGCTGTATTTGACCAAGGAGGAGACTTGATAGGTGTACGTAAGCTACAAGCAGAGTTTCCAGGAAGAGTCTTTCTTGTATTCTATCGTAAAGACCGTAAGAGCAAGGATATTATAAAATGGGGAGAAGGAGACAGATACGGTGAAGTGGCGGTAGATCGTAACCGCATGATGACGCTTGTAGTAGAACAGATGCGTGACATAGGACGTATTCGGCTCAATGGTACTAGAGAAGAATGGAAGGGATTTGCTGACATGTTTGGCAATATCTACCGTGAAAAGATAACGAGCAAGGAGACTAGAGAAAAGGATAACAAGGAGCTGTACGGGCAAGAGTACGTATGGAAGCGGAGTGGACCAGACCATTTCTGTCATAGCCTTTTATATGCAATGGTAGGACTCCAGCGTTTTGGCGGTGACATGGCTAAGGTAGTAGGCGATGATATGTTCTCAGGTATTCCACGTGGCCGTGTAGTAAACGAACAGCAAGAAGCAACCATAGTAGCAGAACTCTCTCCAGAAGCTTTTAGAAATCAAGCAGAACTATAATGTTTGACCACAAAACCTATAACAGGGAATGGATGCGTAAAAACCGACTAAAGAAACAGGGTAAGTGTCCTATTGTAGAGATACTCCTTATCTCTCGTTTCCATGATAAAGACTGTCCATGTGGGCTAGGTAATACTTCCACACAATTAAAGGACTTTGACAAACGTGTGGGATAATACCGTGGTATGGCAAACTCCACTGACCCTTTCGCGTTAAATATTATCGGCGTAACGGACCTAGTTACGAACGACCTCAATAAAGTAAAAGACGGACAGGGCGAATCACCTGAAGGTATTTCTGGTGATAAATATGATGCTTTTGATTTGAAACTGTCAGATGAAGAGCTGTTAAAGCTCCGAGATGAATGGGAAAAGAAGTATGCTCCTTATGAAGTAGAGTATAAACAGTGGTCTGAACGTAACCGTGAATCATATTTAGGCAAGAAGCGCAATGGACAGTGGCTTGTTGACTCAGATATGCCAATGGCGGCTAATCTCCAGTTTGAAGCTGAGGAGACATTCCTCGCTGCTGCTCTCTCAAAAAACCCTCAAGCCGTTGTGTACTGTGATAACACTCCAGAAGGTAACGCTATAGCAAACTCTGTAAAGACAATGCTTCAGTTCCACTCCGACCAGCTTGTAATTAGAAAGAAGCTAGGGGTTATGGTGCGCCAGTGGTCTATCCATCACCTTGGAGTATTGAAGATGGGCTATGACAGCCGTATAAATGATGTAACGGTAGAGAACCGTAAGATACAGGATTTCGTATTTGACCCAGAAGGATATGTAGACGCATACGGTGACTTTACAAGCTACCTAGGTGAACGAATCACTGTAAACGCTGAACGTCTTATTGAGCTATTCCCTAAAGCAAAGACAGAGATTCTTCTTCAAACAGAGAGCAAACTAGGTACAAACGTAGTCTATACCGAGTGGTGGACAGATGAGTATTGTTTTATTACATACAAGGATATTGTCCTAGATAAGTTTAAGAACCCATATTTTAGATACGCAGAGCCGATGCTCGACCCTCTTGGTGAGCCTGTACTTGAGGAAGGAGAGGAAGTAATGAGCCAACCACGAAACCATTTTGCATACGCAAAGAAGCCTTTTGTATTCCTTTCTGTATTCTCACTCCAAGAACAACCTCACGATATTACTGGACTCATTGAACAGAACATTCCTAACCAGAACCTTATTTCAAAGCGTACTGAGCAGATTGATTACAACATCTCAGCTGCTAATAACGGATACGCATACTCTGAAGATAACTTCACACAGGAAACAGCAAAGCAAGCAAGTAACGCACGTAGGAAAGGTAACCCAATCCTTATTCCTAGTGGTGGACCGATTGATCGCGCCATCCTACCAATGCCAGCTATTGGACTTCCAGCAGATGCGTTTAATGAACTAGAGAACAATAAGAACAACCTCAGAACCTCATGGGGGGTACAGGGTATCACCGCAGAACCTACCGATGAAGACCAGACTGCACGTGGAATGATACTCAATCAAAGCCATGATACTAGCCGTATTGGTGGTGGTATTGGATTTGCAGTAGAACAGGTAGCAGACAACGTGTTTAACTGGCTTACACAGCTTTACTATGTGTTCTATGACGAGGAACACTTTGCAGCAATCATGGGACAGGCACGTGCTGTAGAGTTTGTCACTCTTGAGAGCCAGAACATGGATAGACAGCTTATAGTCTCAGTAGCACCTGACTCTATGCGCCCACGTGATGAGGTTACAGAGATGAACCTCGCACAAGCCCTATTTGATAAGGGAGCTATTGGACCAAAGACACTTCTTACCATGCTCAACTTCCCTAATGCAGAGGAAGCGGCAGCAGATGGAGTCATGTACAAGCTTGACCCAATGGCATACATGCAAATGAACTTCCCAGAATACGCGCAGAAGCTCATGGAATCACAGCAGATGCAAGCACAGACAGACATGCAGAATCAAGCACAGGGCGCGGCAATGACGGCACAGGCAACTATGGCACCAGAAGGTATAACAGAACCGACAGCACCGATTAACCGAGAGCCAGCAAGTGCAGCACTCTCACAAGTGCCAATTCAAGCGTAATACTTCCACACATATCCAAACATTTAGCAAGGCCATAGTAAAATACATACAACATGAAGAAATATATACCAACAACAGAAGCAATCAAGAAAGGGTCAAGCCATATACATAAGATTTCTCCTAAGTCTATGGCTATCAAGAAGATGTGTAAGTAGGAACATGACCAGTGATGTCTCTAAACTCACTTCAGGATTGAATAAATCTTGAGGTAACCCTGCACAAGGGAAGAACACATTTAAAAATCCTTGAAATATAGGTTAATCCGCTAGAAATAGCACAATATATGCCACCAAAAACAGAACAAGAGAAGTTCCTTGAAGAGAATCAGGAAATGTCACCAGACATCTTTGCAGAAACTCCAGAGCCTGAAAAGGAAGAAGAGACACCTGTAGTAGATGAAGAAAACCTAAGAAACCGACGAGAACGCAGACTAAATGCCCGTCTCGAAGCGGAACGTCTTGCAGGTATTCAAATGGCTGCACAAATAAAAGCTAAGGATGACTTACTTAAATTGCAGAAAGAAAGCGATCCTGACTATCTGAAAAACGTCGAACGTATCTATGGTACAGACTCACCAGAAGCGCAACAGGCTACAGAGCTACTCAAGAGCACACTTCGTGGACTTGAAGAGTCAGCAACAGAACGTGCCTATTCACGCCTAAAAGAAGAGCAAGACCGAGCACGTGAAGAAGAGAGGAAGGCAGAGACAGAGCTTAATTCAATGCTTGAGGAAATCGAGGATGAATACAAGACTGACCTCACTACCAACACTCAGACACGTACTGCATTTCTTACTCTTTTGGAGAAGATGTCACCAAAGGACGCAGATGGGAACATCATTGCTTATGCCGACCATCACGCTGTATACGAAATGTATCAGTCACGCACAAAGAAACCAGAGAACCGAGCAAAGGATTTAGCGTCACGCACGATGAATCAAGGAGGAGCAAGCAAGGAGAGTACCTTGCAGAATGACTCACAAGCTCGCTATCTAATTGAAAACGGATTTATTTAGAAATAACTTACAACTAACATGCCCCCAGGAGTCAATATTACAACTACAACCAATCAGTACCTCGCACCATTTTGGGTAGACCTTACCCTCCGAGACAACTACTTCTTTGGTCGTATCATGCAAAAGACAAAGAAGTGGAACGGTTCACAAATGCTCTTTCCGATTAAGTATCAGAAAGGTGTTGCATCTGTGGCTTTCAACGGATTTGACCTTCTCCCAATTACACAGCAACCAACAACTGTAAACACTACTTTCTACCCTACATTCGTAGCAACAAACGTAGCACTTGCAGGTTCAGACCTCTCAGTAAACGCAACACCAGAACAGACACTTTCACTTATGAAGGTAACTATGGAGTCTCGCGCACAGGATGCAGCAGATGACGTAGGTAACTTCCTACAGGGCGACGGTACAGGTTTCGGTGGAAAGGCACCTATGGGACTTTCAGGTATTATTGACAACGGTACTGTTCTTCCTTCATACGGTGGACTTTCACGAGCAACATACAGCGGTCTTAACGCTACTGTAACTGCATCAGGTGGAACTATTTCACTTGTAAAGGTACGAACACTCTGGAACAACATTTCAGACGGACCAGTAACACCAGACTTTATCCTTACTGATTACACAACTTGGGGATACTTTGAACAGCTCCAGACACCTTTCCAGCGAAATAACCAAGACTTTAGCCCTTCAATGCGAACAGTAGCCTCAACATCAGGTTACTCAGAACAGCGATGGGACGGTATGATTATCTCACGCGATAAGAAGGTAACTACAGGAGACTTTGACATGATGAACCTTAACTTCCTTGATTGGTACGCACTCAAGTGGTACGAAGGTCAGACTGTTTCTCCAAAGGCTAAGGACATTAAGGGTAACGTATACGAGGATTCTATCTATGCACCAGGTAATGCCTTCACATGGACTGGAATGGTTCGTTCATACAACCAAGGAACATACAACGGCTTTATGATTCTCGGAGGTCAGCTCATTACGACTGCACCATTCCGTCAAGGAAAGCTCACAGGAATTGCAGGAGTTTAGTCATTAACAGTTAATTATCAACTATTATGACTCAATACATCGAACAATTCCTTCCACCAATCCAGTCAGAGGGACTCAATACTCTTGAGGACACTACAATTGGAGGAACACTCACTGTAACTGGGGCTACTACCTTCGCAGGTGGTACCACAGTAACAGGTAATGTGTCAGCAACAGGTGGAGCTACTGTAGAAAGTGGAACAGCAGTACCTGCATCAGCAGGTGCCGTTGCGGCAGGTGCGCCAATTACTATGTTTAGTAACGGACCATCTATCTATGTAACGTCAGATGTTCCAGCATTCTCAGCAGTAAAAGGTTCTATCTGCATAAACACAGCAGGGTCAAGCACATCTACACGTCTTTACGTTAATAACGGAACTACGAACTGGATAGCTGTGACCACAGCGTCATAATCATGATGTCTATGGCAAAGAAAATCATAGAGAAAGTGAAGAAAGCAGTAGTCAAAAAAGTTACTAAGAAGGTTGCAAAGCCAGAAGTAGTAACGAAAGAGATCATTGTGGACAATACGTGCAGGGATTGTGGAGGGAGTGGGCTTAAAAGTCCATACGAACTCTGCGCTCCTTGCGAAGGACACGGTAAGATTTCGTAAATCTATGCCTCCTATGCCTGTGAGGGTGCTAACGCTTAGGTAGCACCACACACATAGGGAATTAGTAAATAAAAATTAAAAAATGTCTAGAATCACACAACGAGGGGCTACCGGTCCACTCGCACTACAAGCAAACGGAACATTTCAGACCTCAACAGACGCTTCTCTTGTTACCCTTCTAGGGTCACGATGGGACTTGTCAGATGGACGAGAAGTACGCCTCGGACAAGCTTCTGCTGCTACTACTGTAGTACCAGGAAAGATGTACCAGAGCGCGGCTGTAATCGCAGACCACCAGAACCTTGACGTTACCGCATATCAGGCATATTCCAACAACGGAAATGTACCTGCTAAGGTAACTGCAACTCTTGGAGGTACAGCAGTAACTGCAAATCAATATGCTGGCGGTTTCCTTATCGTAAACGATAACAACGGTGAAGGGCAGACTTTGCGTATTGCAAGTCATCCAGCCGCCCTCTCAGGAGCCTCACTAGTTGTTACCCTTGAAGAAGGAGCTACGACACTCATCACTACAGCGTCAGAGGTATCTCTCGTGTCTGCTCATGGTGCTGATGTTATTATCCAACCAACAACAGTTACAAACGCACAGGTAGGTGTTACACTTAGTCCTATTGCGGCTGCTGCTTACGGATTTGTAGTCTCACGAGGACTCGTATCTTGTCTAGCGCAAGGTGCAATAGGTGTTGGTCTCGGTCTCAGTATCGGCTCGGTAGCTGGTTCAGTTGCAGTTGCAGCTGCTACCACTGCACGCCTTGGCTTCGCAGCTCAGGCTGGTGTAGATACAGAGTACAGAGTTGTATATATAAACATCTAGTTGGTCCACTCTGCCTCTTAGTTTTGGAGCTAAGAGGTGGGCTTGGGCGCACTTAGACCCTCCTGCCATAGAAAATATGGTTAATAATCTGATAAAGATATGTTCAACGAAGAAACAATAATGAAGTATGAGACAACTCTCCCAGAAGACTTCACTGGGGTATTCCACTTTACTAATTGGACTGACAAAGATTTCACAGGCACTTGGGGAGGAAAGAAATACATTTTCCCGGCTCAAGCAACTTCACCAATGATTATCCCGGAGCACTCTCCACTTGAGGTACAATACATCCGTAAAAAGTTTGCTAAAAATTACGCTGAAAAACAATTTTATCCTTCAGACTCATACGGGAAACTCTTACTACAAGAAAGAAACAATGATGGGTCGCCACGTCTTAACGGCATGCACGCAGCAGGTACTTACTCACTTGACCAACTTGCTCCATTTATTCAAAAATGTCTCGAACCGTTGCCTATTTCTAAAGCCTTAGTACAAAACGATAAAAAACAACCAATGGAGGAGTCATTGTCTAGGAATGAAGAAGGAGAACTTAATACAACTGCTTTTGGAGTAAAAGATAACGTTAATCTTCGAGAAAAGGCCTTAAAAGCATAATAATTAAGCTATATGGGGATGAGATTACTTCCAAAACAGGAGATTTCTGCCCTCCAAGCTGATAAGAAGCGTGTAGAAATTGATGAAGGTGTTAAATTAGCTCGTAGAGTAGACTCTTTACGTGAAATTGCAGCGTCTGAGGAAGCATCACTGGCTCTTTTTAGGTCAAATACTTTAAAATCTATTAAATCTGATATAGATAGTCTTGAAACTGAGAGA